AAGCTGGACGCGGAGATCGCGGCGGGCGAACAACCTATCAGTCAGCCTGGGACTGACGGCCCCGCCGTCGGCGGCAACCCCTCAGTCAGCTTCGCTGACAGCTCCCCTTACACAGGGGAGCCTTTAGGAGTTGGCGGACAGTCAATGGGGCTGCCGGTGATGTGAACGATTGCTCGCTGAGTGTGGGAGCGGCGTGCCGAGTCGTCGTGCCCTACGCTTGGCTTGTAATAAGCAGAATAAGTGCCCGGGAGCGGGCGGAAAGGAACAAGAGACCATGGACGAATTTAATGCGACAGAGACTCAGGTAGAGGATCACAGCGGCGCACAGGAGCATGTCGTGGATGCTCAGCAAAGCCAGACCGGCGGCAGCTATGCCGCCCTCGATGGCCGGGAGGATTTCGTAGATCCTCAGGAGGAAGACGTGGATGACAACGGCTCTGACGCTGGCGAAGGCGGCGGTGAAAACTGCGATCCTGACGGCGCCGGTCAGGACGGAGCAGGCAGTCAGACACGCCAGGACAATGCGGCCGCCCGCGCGGCCCGCATCCGCGCCCAGCGGGAAGCTGAGGCGGCGGCGGACAAGCGCGTGGGCGAGAGACTTGCCAAGAGTGGCCTGATCAATCCGTACACCCACAAGCCCTTTACCAGCCTGCAGGAGGTGGAGGACTATGGGGAGCGGGTGCGTCAGGCGAACATCAAGCGCATGGCCAAGGAGACAGGCCGCAGCGAGGAGGACGTGGCCGCCGATCTGGCGGACAGGGACTTTGTACGCGGCATGAGGCAGAAGGCCGAGAAGGAGCAGGCAGAGAGCAAGGCCGGCGAGGAACGTCGGGCGTTCATTGAACGGGACGTTATGGACTTTGTGGCCCGCCACCCGGACGTGGATCTGGAGAAGCTGGAAAACAACAAGAGCTTTCGCCGGTTCTGTGGTTCCCGGTTCGGCAAGGAGCCTCTGGGCGACCTGTACGATGACTTTATGGAGGTCACCGGGCAGGCAGGTCAGGCGGCGGTGGCCAAGCAGGAGGGGCGCAGCGCACGCTCCACCGGCGGCGGCAGTACCGGCGGCACGACCATGACCCCGGGCCAGCAGAAAGCGCTGGACGCCTGGAACGCGGCCAATCCCGACATGGCCATGACGGCAAAAGAGTTCCTTGCAAGAAGAAACTGAAAACAGAAAGGATGATAGAGCATGAAAGTGCATCAGAACATCGACGGCGGTGTGATCCACTCTCACCGCGAGTATGACATCGGTCCCGCCACCAAGATCCACGAGGGTCAGGTGGTGGACTTGAAGAACGGACTGGTGGTGCCCCACGCTGTGGGTGGCACCGGCGCGATTCTGGGCGTTGCGGCAGAATATCACAGCGGCACCCCTGACGCGCTGGATCCCCGGTCCGATGGTCCGAAGATCAGCGTGTGGGACGGCCCCGGTCAGGTGTTTCGCTGTCCTGCCCCCAAGCTGACCGCTCTGGATGGCGGCAGCGCCACCACAGTGAAGGCCACTCTGGCCGGCGCGGCCAGTGCCTATGTGGGCGGCTGGCTGAAGCTGGTGGCCAAGGCTGAGGGCAGTACCAACACTGACGCCATCGGCACCGTGCGCCGCATCACCGCCTTTGCCACCACGGACGGTACCGGCACCTTTACTCTGACCGAGGGCGGTACGCCTGCTGCCGGCGACGAGTACGTGCTGTTCCCGCCTGTGGGCTTTGCCGGCGGCAATCTGGATGCCAACGGTCAGCAGCTGGTGGTGACTGCCACGGCCAGTCTGCCCCTGCGTGTGGCGGGCCGCATCGAGGAGACCAATGAGATCACCATTGTTCCCGCCAAGCATGTGTTTGGCGTGACCGGCTGATGTGAGAAAGAGAGGATGAGCGAAAATGAATAACGCGACCGCGTGGAAAACTGATAACTACGCATTCGTGGGCAAGACCTTCGATATGCGCTATGCCCAGCGTATCAACACGCTGGCCCCTATCATGGGGGAGACAACCACCAACAGCATCGATTTCGAGCTGACCGGCTCCGGCGGCTATGGTGAGATGAAGGTCTATGACGGCCAGAACCTCAACAAGACGGCTCAGAAGCGTGGCTTCAAGACCATCATTGTCCCTGTGGAGTACAGCTCCAGCGAGGATGTGAGCTATAAGCGCGCCAAGGTGGACAAGTCCGGCGAGTGCCGCCGGGTGGGCGTGCAGCTGGGTGACAGCGCCTCGATGACGGTGTACATGCACGTTCTTCGTGCGTTTGGCAACGCCTTCAATGCCAAGAAGGTTGGCGGCGATGGCGTGAGCTGGGCCAATGAAAAGCACCCCATCGCCTCCAAGGGCAGCGAGGGACGCATTTACATTCCGGACCCCGACGCAGGTTATTACAGCAACATCGCACACGACGCCCTGTCTGTGGCTGCCATCACCGGTCTGCAGAGCCGAGCCAACCGCTTCGTGACCCCGGACGGCCTGCCCTTCCTGTGCAATCTGGACACGCTGCTGGTATCTCCCGAGGAGGAGGCCATGGCCAAGAAGTTGTGCGGTGATGACGCGCGGCTGGATCCCGAAACCGCGGCTCACGGTGCCAACCCCGTCCACGGCATGAAGTACATCGTCATCGGCGGCGGTGACGCCGGCTTTAAGAAGGGCCAGTGGGCGGTGTGTGACCGCACCCTGATGAAGGACATGTTCAAGCTGGTCTACATCACCAAGCCCAAGGTGCTGCAGAGCAATCTGGACAATCCGCTGATCGACACCTACACGGCTTATGCCGACTTTGGTATCGGCTGGGGTGACGGCCGCATGATCTGCTTCAGCGACCCCGGCTAAGGGTCATTTGAGGGCAAGCGCATAGACGCCCCCTCATCCGTCACGGCTATGCCGTGCCACCTTCCCCCGAGGGGGAAGGCTATAGAAAACAAACAGCCAGGCGGCGGCCGGGAAGCCGCTGTCTGGCTGTTGTCAATTATGAGGAGGAATTACGATGTTGATTATTGAAAGCACCAAGAAGGTCACCGCCGGCACCAAGGCCGTGGAGGTGGAGGCACACTGCCGCCCCTTCCTAATGGTGAACACCAGTGCCAGCGCAACCGTCTACTTCAAGGAAGCGGCGGAGGACGGCAAGGTGGCCACGGCGGACAACAGCTTCGCCCTGCTGCCCGGTCAGACCCTGCGCGTGCCCCTGACGGCCCGCAAGCTGTCCATCCTCTCCACGGAGGCGAATACGGATGTGCGGCTGCTGTTCGGCTCGGAGGGCTAAGGTATGACGCTGGGTGAGGGAAAACGCAAGGTGCTCATGCTCCTGGACGAATACTCTGCCGGCGGTACCGTGACCAAGGACGCGGACATTGACAAGAAAATGGCCGATTTCTTCGATATGGCCCAGAAAGAGATAGCCGGACACAAGAGGATCATCCGCACCGTGGAGCTGGAGCCGGATGGGAGCGGACGGGGGTGCCCGCTGCCCGGTGACTTTCAAAAACTGGTTTGCGTGTGGCGCGCCGGACGGCTGGAAAGCGGATTTCCGGTGGTGGCCGGGAAGCTGATGACCCGACCCGGGGACGATGCGGTGCTGTTGGTGGAGTATTTTGCCAAGCCTCAGACCATTGGACCGGACACGCCGGACGAGTACGAGTTCGAGGTGGACGAGGACGCGGCCAATTGTATGCCGTATTTTGTGGCGGCCCAGCACCTGCTGCCGGATCTGGTGGTGGATTATTCCGCCTTTTGGAATATGTATCTGACCATGCGGGCCGCGCTGGACGTCTCACTGCCGGAGAAGGGCGGGGGACGGGTGCGGCAGGCGCTGTTTCGCGCCGGGAGGTAAGCGATGCCGAAAGTGAGCGGAACGAGCATCCGCACCAAGCGGTATGACCGCTTCCGGGGTGTGGATTTCTCCACCGACCCGGCGCTGGTGGACGATGCCCGCAGTCCATGGGCACCGAACATGGTGGCTGACAAGGGTGGCATGCCGGAAAAGCGACCCGGTTGGCGGACGCTGGTGGAGCTGGAGGGGCGGATCAACGGCCTGTTTCAGGCGGAATTTGACGACGTGAAGCACCTGCTGGTCCATGCAGGCACGAAGCTGCTGCGCTGGTATGAGGACGGCACGCAGCCGAAGGAATTGGCTGCCGGCCTGCCGGATGAGCGCAGTACCGCCGTTTACATGGGCGGCTATCTGTGGTTGTTCACCGGAGCGGGCCTGCTGCGCTATGACGGCGAGGCGGCGGACAGCGCCGCCAAGCACGCCTATGTGCCCATGACGGTGATCGCCTGCGCCCCTGCAGGGGGCGGCACCACCTATGAGTCGGTGAATCTGCTGTCAGGAAAGCAGAAGGTGGGATTTCTGGCCGACGGGACGGCCACGGAGTACAAGCTGCCCTATGACAGTGTGGACAGTGTGGACAAGGTAGAAGTGAACGGGAAGGCGCTGACCTCCGGTTTTACCGGGAAGCCGGGGGAAGGAAAGGTGACATTCACCACGGCGCCGGCAAAATCGGAGGTGGAGGGCGAGGACAATGTGTTCATCACCTTTACCAAGACCACCACGGGCTACGCGGACCGGATCGGAAAGTGCAAGACGGCGGTGGTATGGGGCGTGGGCGGTGCCTCCGACCGGATCATCGCGGCAGGGAACCCGGATTTTCCCAATCAGGACTTTATCTGCGGATTCAACGATGGAGCCTACTGGCCGGACACAGGCTATGCTGTGGTGGGCACGGATGAGACGGCCATTGTAGGTTACCGCCGCATGGGAGAGTATCTGGCCATCATCAAGGAAGACAACGGACAGGACTCTACTGTGTTCCTTCGGGGCGGTGATCTGGATGAAAACGGAGAGGCGAAGTTTTGGGTCAAGCCCTGTCTGTCCGGTGCCGGAGCGGTGAGCCGCTTCGGCTTTGGCAATATCGGGGACGATCAGCTGATCCTGACCGGGGGCGGAGTGTACGCCCTGACCACCAACAGCCTGACGGCGGAACGTATCGTGCAAAACCGAAGCTGGTACGTGGATCCCAAGCTGACCACGGAGGATCTGAGTCAGGCGGTGAGCTGCAGCTATGACGGATCTTTTCTGGTGTTCGTGGGCGGGAAGGTGTACGGACTGGACGGGCGGCAGCAACGCAGTTATCCGTCCAGAAATGACACGGCATTCCTGTATGAGTGCTTCTATTGGGAGAATGTGCCGGCCCGGTGCGTGATGCGTGCGCTGAGCGTGGGCCGGGAAAACTTGTTCTTCGGCACGGAGGACGGGCGGATCTGCCGATTCAACACGGATGTGTACGGTATGGGCCGGTACAACGATGACGGCGCGGCCATTGAGGCGGTATGGTCCACCCGTATGGATGATGACGGGGATCCAATGGTGCTCAAGACCCTGCTGAAAAAAGGCAACGCCGTGACCATTAAACCCTACACCCGGTCCAGCGCTAAAATTCTGTTCCGCACGGACAAGGATGCGGTGGGCTGGGATGTGGCCAGTGGAGAGATGGACATTTTCGACTGGTCGGACATTGACTTTTCCCGCTTCACCTTCAATACCAACGACGGTCCGGCGGAGATCCCGTTCAACCGGAAGGTGAAGAACTACAAGCGGCTGCAGATCATTGTCAAAAACGACAAGGTGGACGAGGGCTTTGGCGTGTATGCCATCGTCAAGCACTACGTGACAGGGAACTTTGCAAAGAGGTGAGAGAAATGCTTGAAAAAATCACGCAGGAGCAGATGGAACAGCACGGCGTGGTCAGCGCCCCGGACGAGCTGAAGGGGAGGCCGGAAGACGCAAAGGCTGTGTTTGACCGGCTGATCCGGGAAGTAGTTTCCAAGGTGGTCAATGGCATCATTGATGCCCACAACGGACTGGACGAGGATGTGAACGAGCGCATCGACGGGGTGATCGAGGAACTGAAGAAGATCTCCGAGATCAACGCGGAAAATCTGGGCTCGAGCAATATCCAGCTGGATAAGAAGGGCGAGGACACATTGGCGAAGGCTTACGGCCTGACGAGTGTGGTGCCTACGGTGTATGAGGCGCTGGCGGCGGCGCTGGGCAAGTTCGTCAACAAGTCCGGCGACACCATGACGGGGAATTTGACTATCGAAAGACCTTTATTTCCGCACGTTATGCTTCGAAGCCTAACGCAGAATCGAGACGCGTATTACGAAATATCATCTGACGGCACCGCGGTTATTGGCCTAAGACCCATCAACGATAAGACTAACGCGCGAGAATTACTTCTCAACAAGGAAACTTCGAGTCTGGAAAACGCATTGCTACTTGCAGACACACAAAACAGTATTCGTTCGGAATACAACATCCTCCACACCGGCAACATGGAGGCGATGGGGGTGGGGCAAGTTGTAATCGGGAGTTATGTTGGTACTGGACTTTATGGAGCGGAGAACGCGAATAGTCTTACGTTTATCGCCCCGCCTAAATTTTTAATGGTACAACAGTCGGGTAACGGAGGCCTTACCAGTAACACGGCGGGAATGGCGGTAATGCGCGGACAAATAAGTTATAACACCACCGACAACGCGAATCATAGGGCGAATGTCGATATCGCCTGGAACGAGAATATCGTGTCTTGGTATGCGGACAGTGGCTCGACCAATTCGAGCGCGTCGGAAAATCAGCTAAACCTTAGAGGTGATACATACCTCTATATCGCCATTCTCTGAGGAGGAAATATCATGCTGAGAATTGTAGAAATTAAGGCCCTCCCAAACGGGGCACACAGAAACCAGTCTTATTCGGGCTTTGTCCCTGATGGCTGGGCCCTTATCCATGAGGATATGGAAACCCCCAACTTCCCCTTCGGCGAGGTCGAGGCAGAGCGCCTGCCCTTTGGCGAGCCTGACCCGGAGACGGGTGAAATCCAACTGGTTATGACCATGACCAAGTGGACACCGGGGGAAATCCCTGCCCCGGTGGAGCCGGAACTTACCCCCGCCCAACAGCGCGAGGAAGCCTACAACACCCAGCCTATCATTGAATGGGACGGCGAGCTGCTGACCGTCACTGAGGCGGCCCAGAAGTGGCAGTATTACGCCGCCGAGGGCGACACGGCCAAGACGGAGGAACTGACCGCGCTGATTGCGGCGGCCAAGCAGTCCATCCGGGAGCAGTACCCGGACGAGGAGGCATCGGAATGAGAATTGTAAGAGCAGGGAGCGTCAGCCCGATTCCCTTGTGGCGGCAGGGCGAAGAAGGGGTAACGCGGGTGGAGTTTGATTTGACGCCCTACATCCGCACCTTCGGCGAGGGTGTGCCCCAGCTGACCGTCAGGCGGCCCGGAGACCCGGCGGAATACGCCGCCCCGCTGGAGCGGGAGGGAGACACCGCTGTGTGGCTGGTCGGCCCGGAGTGGACGGTCGAAGAGGGTCAGGGCCGCTGTCAACTGAGCTGGCACGTGACCGGGACCGGAGGCGTGGCCAAATCCGAGGTCTACAAGACCCAGGTGCAGGTCTCTATGGGTGTGAGCGACGAGACCGCCCCAGAGCCGCAGGCGGGCTATCTGGCTCAGGTGCAGGCTGTCGGAGCGCAGGCTATCACCGCCAAGGAACAGGCCCAGACCGCCGCCGATGAAACAGCTGCCACAGCAAAACGGTTTGACGCGGCGGTAGGCACAGCTATGGAGCAGATCAACGCTGCGGCGGTGCTGGTGGAAGAGCAGGCGGTATCCGCGCAGGGTGGCGCCGCCAGGGCGGAGCAGGGAGCGTCCGATGCCGAGACCGCCAGAGCGGCCGCGGCGGCATCCGAACAGGCGGCGAAACTCTATAAGGAAGATGCGGCCGCCTCCGCTGTGCTTGCTGAGGGCTACACCTCTCACCCGCCCATCATCGGCGAGAATGGAAACTGGTGGGAGTGGGATGGAACGACCTATGCGGATACTGGCAAGCCGAGCAGGGGCGAGGCCGGTGCAGACGGAGCTCCGGGTCCCGCTGGCCCTGCCGGAACGAACGGAAAGG